AGCAGACAACTGAGCAAATGATTAAGGTCATTTCATCAGGCATTACGGCTGCTGAAACCTTCAAAGATAAAGGCATAACCGATGCGCTGCAGTTGTCGGACGAAGCAAAGGCCTCCGCTGACAAGACGGTCGCCGAGATACTCAGGCTCTTCGAGAGTGGCCAAGCATCATTTGCGGGCACTGCTGAACGCCTGGCTGACACCTGGGATGGCCAAGTGTCTATGATGGCCGACAAGTGGTTTTCGTTCCGTATCGCTGTTGCCGATGGCGGTATATTTGAGTCGATGAAGGGGGCGTTGGCCGACTTCAATCAGTTCTGGAACGACAACTCAGAACAGATACTAGAAACAGCGCGTGTGATCGGCTCAGTGATGGGCACGGTTTTCGATGGTGTTGTTGCCGCGGTCAAGATTGCCGCAGGAGTCATTGGCGATAACATTGACATAATCCTAGGCGCCCTTGCTGGCATTGCGACGTTTGCGGCCGGTTCTGCATTAGTGGGGCTGATTTCCTCATTAGGTGCCTTGCCTTCCTTGTTTATTGCAGCTGCTGCTGGCGCCAAAGCGTTGACCGCCGCGCTTTTGGCCAACCCAATAGGATTGATAGTTGCTGGTTTCGCAGCCGCTGGCGCTGCGCTCTTTGCCTATCGAGAAGAAATATCACTGGCGCTAACAGGGACGGAAGATTGGTGGGTAGGGCTACGGGCCCTTGCTAGCGGAGTTGTTGAGTTGTTCTCCAATCTCCTCAACAACGTTGGCACTTTTGCGACGGCGTGGGTCGACCTAACGGCAAGCAATGTTCAGACGCTGAAAGACATCTACAACGGGTTTTTCGATTTCATTAAGTCAGGCTTCTCCAGTCTGGGCTCAATTATTTCGTCTGCTCTGACTGGCGATATTGAAGGGGTGAAAGCTGCAGTCGCGCAATTCACAGCGAATGATTTAGAGCTGGGGATTTCAGAAGGCATCGAGCGGGCAAACCAAATTGTTGCGGACGCTCAGGCTAACCTCAAGCCACTCACCATAGACATTGAGACGAAGGTTGCTGAGATCGAGATCTCCGACGAGATGGCCGAGAAAGCTGCGGCTGCGTCCGATGCTCTTGAAGGTCTAGGAAACACCCTAGACGAAGCAGGCGGCGGACTATCCGACTTCGCTCTAGATCTCCAAGCCCAATCCGAAGAGCTTGATGGGCTGATAGAAGCCTATAAGGACGGCACAGAAGCCGGCGAGCTTTATGCCGCGATGCTGGATGCGGCCGCACAAAAGGGTGAGGCGCTTACCCAGTCCGAGAAAGAGCAAATCAAAGCTATTCAGGAAAAGAACCGTGTTCTGACCAGCGCTCAATTGCAGGCCGATCTGGATGAACAGATCAAGCAGATTGGGGAGTTGGAAGCCGCCCTTCGTCAAGGATCGGACGCCTATGAATTGATGGCGATCAAACAAGACCTTTTGGCACAGGGCGCTGCGAATGATGATTCACTTGAGCAGTTGGCCCGCCAAGCCAAGGAAGTTTCTGACCGCTTTGAAGAAATAGACCGTCAGGTCGACATTTGGGAGCAAATCGAAAAGGAGCCCTTGCAAGACTGGCTCGAAACCGCACAAGACGGGTTTGTCGATCTTTGGGAGCAATTCAAACGTGACGGCTTCGATGCGTTTGAAGATATAGGCGATTTCTTCAAAGACCTGCTGAAGCAATTGGGCAATGCCGCGATTGCAAATCTCTTTCAGCCCGTATTTCAACAGATCAATGGTTTGTTCAGCGGCGCGTCTGTAAGCGCTGCCGGTCAGTCCGGCGGGTTTGGGCTGGGGAACCTGTTCGGCGGCCTATTTGGTGGATCCGGTCCGAACGGTGCGCGCGGATCCATTCCACTTCTCACCGGCCAAACCGGTGTGACAAGGGCCAACCCCCTTGGAACAGGGTTCGGTGTATATGGTCAGGGCGGCGGTCTTTCCGGAATTCTGGGCGATCTAAACGGCGGCTTTAATGGGCTTTTTGGTGGCGACAGCCTCACCTCCATTTTTGAAGGCGGCTTCACCAGTGGATTGTCAACTTTGGCAAGGGGCGCTGGGCTCGCATTCGCGGGATTTAGTCTCGGCCAAACCGCTGCGGGTTTGTTTACTGACAGAGTGAGCCAGTCCGGTTCACAAATCGGCGGTGGTCTAGGCGGAGCGATTGGCTTTGCCGCGGGTGGGCCTGTTGGTGCCGGTATCGGATCTCTGCTCGGGTCATTGGGCGGCGGTGTTTTTGGCGACAAGGACTATGAGCACGTATTTGGTCGTGTAAATGTTGCAGGCGGTCAATTTGGTGCCGGCCGCGTCGACTCTCTTGACGGTGCCGATGCTGCGGTCGGTCGCCAAGCGGCGCAAGCCATCGCGGACAACGCAAACAGCATCCTGAACGCCTTTGATGCGACCTTGAGTGGCCGCGTCGACACGATCTCCGGCTTCGGATCGACTGAGCGCGATGTGGGCCCGTTCATTGCCGGTACCGGGGATCTGTCGCGAGGCTTTACGTTTGAGAACATCCAGGACGAAGCCCAGGCGATGGGCATTGCCACAATTGCCGCACTCCAGAACGCCTTAGATCGTGGTCTGATTGAAGGCCTGCCAAGCCTCGCTGAAAGCGTGATCAATAACTTCAATCCTCGGGCATCCGTCGATGCTTTGGGAGAGGCGCTGGATGCTGTCAAAACCTTTGACGACATCATCAAGAACATTACGGGCGACACCAAGTCCAATATCGAACAGGTGGTCGATGATCTGGTCGCGGCGCGAGATGCGGTCCGTGCGGTTGTCGGCGCCGATGGGCTTGGCGAAGTCGATGCCGCATTTAGGTCGGCGCAAAGAGAGCTGAGACAAACCGTAGCCGGTGAGTATCGCGAAGCGTATCTACAGATCACCGATCCGCTTCTCGCCGCATTTGACGATCTACTCGAGGCACAGCAGCAAAGGCTCGCGGATGTTCAGGCCGTCGGTCAAGGAGCTCAAGCCCTCTTTCGTGCCGAGCAACTCAATCAGGCCGAACTCGAACAATTCATTCAGTCAACGCTTGAGGCCGGCGGCTCAATCGCGGATCTCACCAGCGATTTTGAGAAGCTGCGTCGGTCCATGGAATCCGCAGGAGAGTCCACTGCAGGCCTCCAACGAGCGTTCGACGATACCGTTGCAGGTCTTTCTGCCGACTTCAATCAATCCGTGGAGCAAGCGTTGCTGCAGGCCACGGACCCGGCGCGGGCTTCTCTGGTGTCGCTACTCGAAACATTTGAGACCAGGACCGACGAAGCCAATGCCATCATTGCGGCAGGTGGTTCAGTTGATCTCGATGCGGTTCAACGCCTCAACAGCACTGAGCTTACAAACTTCGTCAACAATCTTGCCGATCAGGAGAGATCCCGGATCCTTAGCCTGTTTGATGAAGAACAAAGCCTAATCGCGACCCGCGCCTCGACCTTCCAGGGGCTTGGTCAGGACATTCTGAATACAAGAGATTCCCTTGTATCCAGGTTCTCATCTGCCTCGGGTGCAGAGAACTTGGAAGACCTTCGTGGAAGATTTGACACATTGGTCGCGGAATCACGGCTCGGCAATGAGAGTGCGCTCAGGGCTTTGCCGCAGGTCGCGGATTCCCTGATCGATGTGTCGCGTAATATGTTCGCGTCGACCCAGCCGTTCCAAGACGAACTGGCGCGAGTAAATGACGCTCTCGAAGAGGTTGGCGCCGGCGCCTTGGATATGGCGACGGAAGCTCAGCTGCAGCTCGACAAGCTTGATGATCAAATCAGTCTGTTGACCGATATTAAAGGTCTGCTTGAGGGCAGCACGACAGCCGAGCAATACCTTCAAAGCATTGCTTCGGGGGATTTTGAAACCTCCATAGCGGCGGTCATCAATCAGCTTGCCGCAACACAGCTGGTTACCAATGTCGCGACCAATGACAACAGTTCACTGGTGACACCAAGCGACATCTACGGGTCCGCAGAGGCTCAAACGGCTGTGCTGAAGCCAATCCTGGAAGACATCCGCGACAACATCAGATCCAACGGAAACCGCTTGGACAGAATTGAAGTCGAGTTGCAGACCCGCAACGCCCAAGACTCGCTACGGACCGGAACCTAAATCACATGACATTCGGAACCGCTGTCTTTGCGAATGAGCCGTTCGCGAAGCTTGACCCCATTGATGCGACCACAGGCGCGTTCCAGGAGCTGATCGACTTCGGTGTCAGGACACCCATCGTCTTGGTTGAGATCAATATGGTCGAGCGCGAGGCGCCTAATCCTGATGTGGCGAGCCGGGCAATAGGACAGCACGCAATTGGGTTGCCGCCAGGCGTGTCGGATCTAACGTCACCAGACTCCATCTCACGGATCTACGGGGACGGGTGGTTCATCACGACGCCGACCGACACGAAACGGCCAAATCTGATCTGCGAAGCCCGGGTGTTGCAGGCGCTGGATCTGGCCGATGCGAAACCGGTTGTTCCGGAGGCGACCGCCAGGGCGCGGCAAAGCCTGACACAAGTCCGGTTGCAAGCCGGAGACGGTGAACTTGATACCTTTTTGGAGAATTACTCGGCCGACGGACAAACGGTCACGACCTATTTGGCGCCGGCACTGGAGGACACCAGAAACTGGGTGAAGATCGCCGAAGCCACCGCCACCGGCTGGGCGATGAACAATACCGAGCTGTCGATCAATGTAACGGGTCCAGCTTCTAGGCTTGATAGGCAGCTGCAGTCTGATCGCTTTCGCGGGACAGGCGGTCTTGAAGGCCCGGCGAGTTTGCAAGGACATCGGAAGCCCCTGGCCTTTGGTCAGTGTTTCAATTGTCAGGGTGTCTTGGTCATTGAAGATGAGGAGTTATTTCGTCTCCACAATGGTCGGATCTTTGGTGTTGGCGCCGCGAGACATCGGGGACTTGCTCTGACTTGGTTCGGCGACTTCCCGAATGTTGCTGCACTTCGTCTTGCTGAAATTCCGGCAGGGTACTACGCGACATGTTTGGCAACGGGATGGGCGCGCACGAATATCGCCGATGTGCAAGCCGATCCGGAAGCAGAGATCCGTTTCGATATTTTGGGGGATTATTCCGGTTTCGAATATGTCAATCAGGCCGGCACGATCTTACTCAGGCTTGCTGAACAATACGCCTCAATTGATCCGGCAGAGATTAACAGGCCGTTTTTCTTCGCGCTTCAAGACGGCATTGTGGGTCATTTTGAACGTGGTGGTGCCGGCGACGGCAAAACCATCGCCGAAATCTTTGACGAGATCCTGAGGCCCTATAACGGTTCTTATGGGGCGGGTATCGATAGTCGTCTGATCGTCGCCGATCTCTCATCTGCCGACAATCTTGGAACAACTCGCACTCTGGTCGAATCCGACATCCTGTCCATTCAAACAGTGGCGCCGCCGTTTCAGCCACGCTTTAAAATGACATACCTCTATCGCCGGAATTGGTCTCCGCATACGGAAGACGAGCTTGCCGGTTCGCTGACCCAAGAAGAGGTTGAGCTTTATACGCAGGACGGCACGGAAGTCTCGAAAACCGAAGACATTCTCGAAACGCATCCCAATGCGGTCGAGGTCCCGACGATTGCGACGGGTTACCAGGAGTTCGAACCAGCCCGGCAACGGCTGGAATCGGTTCTCCAATCAGTATCGGGCGATGAGCTGTTTATCCAGGTAAAGCTTGGACGTATCGGGTTTGGCATTAAAGACACCTCGATTCTTGAGGTCGATCACCCTCGTTACGGCTTGAGCGGGAA